TAGCCCAATAAGAGAGTATTATTAATGAGCCCACAAAATTTAACAAACGTATATAATCAGAACCCAACTTTACAGGGTCAGTATACTTTACAACAATATTTAGATTTGTTTGGTGGAAGTTCTACACCAGCAAATACAACCACAGCTACAACTACGACTCCAACTCCTACACCCACTTCTGTTCAACCAGGAATTATAAACGCAAACATAAATCAATTTCAAAATCAAGGTGGTGATGGTAATGGAAATTTTACTGGTGGTAAATTTGGTGATTTAGATTTAAGTACTACTAAAACAGAATACAGAGATGTATCAGATGGTAAAGGTGGAAGTACTATAGAAGAATTTGAAACTGCTATGACCAAAGGTGGTATGAGAAAAGATATTGAAACAAATTTAAATGTAACTCATGGTGGACTAAAGGCAGAACCTTTCGCCGTAAGCATATTTAATGCACTTACCGGAAAAGAAAAATACAAAGGCGAATATCCAGAAGCAGGAGAAACTATAGGAACTTTTAGCAATAGAAAAGGTACTAATAATTATGGAATACCTTTTGGAGATTTAAATATCTTTCAAAAAATAAAAATGGATATGTCAAGAAACAAAGAATTAAAACAATATGCAGCAGAATTACAAAAACAAAAAGAAATAGAAGAAGCATTCCAAGCTCAAAAAGATGCAGCAAAAAGTGCAGCAGATAGAAAGAACATAACTCAAATTCAAAATTACACTGGTAATCCATTATCAACTTATAGAATGGGTAGACCTGCGTCGGAAAGAAATTACACTGGAGGTGGGGCCCAAGCTAATGACCCTATAGGTGGTTTTGAGAATAAAAGTGGTATGGGTAGAACAGGTTATAGATATGGTGGAAGAGCAAGCTATTTCAACGGCGGCATTGTCAGTCTACGGAGACGGTAATGGCCGGACTATTTGAAGACATCCTAACAAACTTACAAGAAAAAAAACAAGAAGGTAAAATCTCTGGCGGCTATCGTTATAAAGATGGTAAGCTAAACATTGGCGGCGGTTACTATGGCGACGATTCGATGTTCGAGGTCGACGTTAATAAAGACGGCGGTAACATATTATTTAAAAAAAGATTCGCGGACGGCGGATCGACTAACGGTTCCGGCGATAAAGCATTTACTGGAAAAGTAAAAGAGCTGATGGATGATGGCTACGAGTTTGGCGAAGCAGTCAAAGAGGCTATGAGACAGGGTTACAAACAAGGTGGTAAAGTTAAAAAAGGTACTAAAACAAATTTAACAGAAGAAAAATTTGTAGAACTAAGACTTCAAAAGAAAAATTTAAATCATAAAGAGTTTGCTGAGTATTTAAATACACAAACAAAATATTATCCGGATCCTAAACAATCAGATAAATTTACTAATGTTAATGTTGATAGGAGATATAATATAGCTAAATCAAAAGGAAAATTTCCATTAAACTTTGTAATTAAAGGATCTATACAAGATAGAACTTTAACTCCTGAAAAGTACAAATCTGTTATAGGAAAAAAAGACTATTTAAAGTTAAAAGATAATCCTACAAAATTAAAAAATCGTTATGAGTTTGAATTAAAAAAAGCTAACGATCCTAATTTTCTTAAAATGAGAGCAGAAAGAAATTTAGCAAAAACAAAAGCTATGAGCCCACTAGAATATGAAGAAAAAATTCTAGAACCTGCAAGAAAACGTAATCAAAAAATAAGAGGAGATACAGCTAAATTTACAGTTAATAGAAGAGATGCAAAATCTATGGCATGGAAAGACTTAGTTAGTAGATCCTATGAAACAGCAAATACAGATCCATATTTTAAATTTGAAACTCCTGTAAAAGCAAAAAAAAAATATAATACAGTGGACATGAAAAAAATTGTTTTAATAGATAAAAATGGTAACAAGTTTACATATGATACTTTATTTAAAGATATAGAAAAAACAATTGGTGAACAGGAATTTAAAAGTTTTAAAAATACTTATGAGCAAAGAGCTTTTTTAAATAAAGAAGGAATAACAAGTGAATTAAATAAACTATATAAAATAAAACCAGGGCAGAGAAAAAGTGTTTTTAATATTCAACACATAGAAGGTTTTAATAAAAATCCATTTAAAGTTCATATGACTTTTGGAAATCAAAATTTAAACGAAGCATATTCAAGAAAAAGTTTTACTGCAGATTTTGGAAAAGCAGATACTTATTCTCAAAAGAAAGCCGCAATTAATAAATACTATAAATCTTTAGGACCAGATATTGTTGCACAAATTGGAAAACAACCTAGAGGTACAGCTAAACCTTTAATAGAGCTTTTAAACAAAGCAAAAATAAATTTACAACCGGATATTAAAACAAGAGCAATATCTCTTGGATCTTTCCCAGCCCAACTAGCAGAAGCACCAGGTATGGCTAAAGGTGCAGCTAAAGCAGCAGCTAAATCTGCAGCAAAAATTTTGGGTGTTGCAGCATTACCACTAGAAGCATATTTTATGAAACAAATGTATGATGAAGGTAAAACAGCACCAGAAATTTTATCAAGTCTTCTTATGTTAGAAGGTGTTGTAGGAGAAGGCCAAAGACTTATGACAATGGATCCTGTTGAAAGACAAGCTGTTACGGAGGAAAAAATTGCACAAGATGAAACTTTGTTAGATACAGATTTTTCTCAACCTTATAGACAAGGATTACAATCTGTAAATACAGAAATGGTAAATGAAAGAGCTAACAGAGAAATAGAGGAAAGAAGAAAAGCCAAAGCCGCTCAAAGAAATAAGACATTGCCAAATCAAGGATTATTGCGTATACTCTCCAATCCAACATATGAAGGTGTGTTATAACTAACAGGAAAGAGATATGGCTAAAATAGAAGACGCATTACCCAACGAAACTATTACTGACGAAGCTTTTGTAGAACAAGAAGTTACTGTTCCAGAAGATACAGTTCCTACGCAAGAAGGTGAAGCAAATGTAACTATGGACGAAGAAGGTGGAGCAGAAATAAATTTTGATCCTAATGCCATGGAAGGATTAGAAACAGAAGATCATTTTTCAAACTTAGCAGAAGTTATGGATGAGCAATACCTAGACGAACTAGGTTCTAATCTTTTTGACAAATATACAGACTACAAACAATCTAGAGGTGACTGGGAAGACACTTACAGAGAAGGTTTAGAACTTTTAGGTTTTAAATACGAAAGACGTACACAACCTTTTAGAGGAGCAAGTGGTGTAAACCATCCTGTTCTTGCTGAAGCGGTTACACAATTTCAAGCGCAAGCTTACAAAGAATTATTACCAGCTGATGGTCCAGTACGTGCACAAATTTTAGGAGATGTGACTAACGAAAAACAAGACCAAGCACACAGAGTAAAAGATTTTATGAATTATCAAATCATGGATCAAATGCCAGAGTATGAACCTGAATTTGATCAAATGCTTTTTTATTTACCCCTGTCTGGTTCTACCTTTAAGAAAATTTATTATGATGATCTTTTAGGTAGAGCTGTTTCTAAATTTGTACAAGCAGATGACTTAGTTGTACCTTATTCTGCTAACTCACTAGAAGATGCAGAAGCAATAGTTCATGTTTTAAGAATGTCAGAAAATGAAATTAGAAAACAACAAGTTTCTGGTTTTTACAAAGACATAGAAATAGGTCAACCTCCTGTTGTTGAAAACCAAGTTAAAGATGCAGAGTTAAGATTAGAAGGAATTTCTAAAGATGGAAATTCCGAAGATCAATACACACTTTTAGAAATGCATACAGATTTAGATCTAGAAGGTTTTGAAGATATGGGTCAAGATGGTGAACCAACAGGAATTAAACTTCCATACATTATAACAATACTAGAATCTACTAATGAAATTTTATCTATTAGAAGAAATTTTACAGAAGATGATCCTTTAAGAAAAAAAATAAAATACTTTGTACAATATAAATTTTTACCTGGTACAGGTTTTTATGGTTTTGGTTTAATACATATGATTGGTGGTTTAACTAGAACTGCAACAAGTGCACTAAGACAATTATTAGATGCAGGAACTTTAGCTAACTTACCAGCTGGTTTTAAAACTAGAGGTATAAGAATTAGAGATGATGCACAGCCATTACAACCTGGTGAATTTAGAGATGTAGATGCACCTGGTGGAAATATTAAAGATCAGTTTATGCAATTGCCTTTTAAAGGTCCTGATCAAACTCTTTTACAATTAATGGGAGTTGTAGTTAATGCAGGTCAAAGATTTGCAAGTATTGCAGACTCACAAGTTGGAGATATGAATCAACAAGCCGCGGTCGGTACTACAGTTGCACTTTTAGAACGTGGCTCTAGAGTTATGTCCGCAATCCACAAAAGACTATACGTTGGTCTTAAACATGAATTTAGATTATTAGCAGAAGTATTTAAAACGTACTTACCACAAGAATATCCTTACGATGTTCCTGGTGCTACTAGAAATGTTAAGGTTGCAGACTTTGATGAGAAGGTAGATATACTTCCTGTTGCTGATCCTAACATTTTTTCTCAAACACAAAGAATTTCTATGGCTCAAATGGAGCTACAATTAGCACAATCGAATCCTCAGATACATGATTTGTACCAAGCGTACAGATCTATGTATGAAGCGGTTGGGGTAAAAAATATCAACGCGATATTACCTCCACCGCAACAACCTCAACCTATTGACCCTGCACTTGAAGAAATTGCAGCAATGGGTATGAAACCTTTTCAAGCTTTCCCTGGTCAAGACCACAAAGCTCACATCGATTCACACTTAAATTTTATGCAATCTAATATGGTACAGAACTCACCAACTATTATGGGTGCGTTACAAAAAAATATATTGGAAAGAATTAGTTTAATGGCTCAAGAACAAATACAATTAGAGTTCCAAGAAGAATTACAACAAGCACAACAGATGCAACAGATGTTACAACAACAACCACAGAACCAACAATTAGTTCAACAAGTAACAATGCTTACAAATAAAGTTAATTCTAGAAAAGCTGTGTTGATTTCTGAAATGGTTAGAGACTATATGAAGGAAGAAGAAAAAATTATTAGTGAATTAGGTGGTGATCCACTACTTAAACTAAAATCTAGAGAACTAGATATCAAAGCTAGACAAAACGAAGCTAAAAAAGCTTACGATGAAGGTAGAATTAGCTTAGATACTATGAGAGCTACGCAAAACCAAGCACAGTTCGAAGATAAACAAGACCAAAACGAAGAATTAGCTGAATTAAGAGCAGATACTTCGCTTACCAAACAAGTTATGTCAGCAGATGCTGCTTTAGAAA